ATACTATACCTACTGGCACAAAACACATAGACTATAATACAGCCAGAATAAAAAAAGATGATAGTATTAGTTCTGCAGGTATTAATTTAAGAAAACTTAATTATAACGAATACATAAGTAAAGAATTTGCAAGTCAAGAAGATGAAGTTGAGTCTACAACATTAGATGGTTCTCATACAGATTCTGTAACTACGTTAACACTTGTTTCATCTGTAGGTTTCTCAGCCTCAGGTAGTGTTTACGTAGGTAGTGAATTAATTTCTTATACTGCTATTTCTGGTAATACTCTTACAGGCTGCACAAGAGGTGACAGCGGTACTACAGCTGCAGCTTACGCTACTGGTGTAGTAGTTACACAGTTTGATAATGGAGGTATGCCACAATATATTGTACGTACCCTTGATAACAACTATTTACTATACCCTTACCCTGATAAAGAATATACATTACTATATGATTATTTTACGTTTCCTGACGATTTAACTGCACACGGAAGCACTACTACTATACCAGATAGATTTAAACCTGTAATTACAGATGGTGCTACTGCATTTCTATATCAATATAGGGGTGAGATGCAACAGTACTCAATTAATTTTCAACGTTTTGAAGAGGGTATTAAAAATATCCAAAGCTTGTTAATTAATAAATTTGATTATATTAGATCTACAGTTATAAATAGACCTACGAGTTCTAACTCTGGGGTATCTTTTTAATGCCTGATAGCTCTCAAGTACAACCAGCAGCATTTAATTGTGATGGCGGTTTAGTATTAAACCGTTCTACTTTTCTTATGCAACCAGGTGAAGCTTTAGTACTAGAGAATTTTGAACCTGACGTTGAGGGTGGGTACAGGAGAATAAACGGTTATCGTAAGTATATTAATCATATTGTACCTCAGACATCTTCTCCTGCTGAAAAAATAATTGGTGTTGCTAACTTTGGAAACAAAGTATTAGCTTGTAGAGGGGAGAAAATATTTTCTGCTGCTTCTACTGAGTTAGCTTTTGCAATATCTGCAAGCGCATCTTTAACAGGTTCTGGGGTAATTAAAGTAGATTCTGTTCTTGGTTTTCCAACAAGTGGTAATTTACAATTAAACTCTGAAATATTTAGTTACACAGGAGTTAACTCTAGTGTAAATCCAAACGAGTTTACAGGTGTAACAAGGGGTGTTCAAAGTACTAATAGTATTTCACATTTTTCTAATATAACTGTTTCTTCTGAGTGGACAGAAGTAGATTCTGGTAGAACCAATGCTTTTAAGTATAGATCTGAAAGATTTAACTACGATGGTAACGAAAAGATTTTATTTGTAGATGAGGTAAATGCACCTGTAATTTTTAATATAGCTCTTAGTACTACTGATGTTAGTGAAAGTGCAGTTGCAGGTTCTAAATTTATAGCTTCTTATAAATCACATATGTTTTATGCTGGCAAGTCTACTACACCAGAAGAAATGATATTTAGTGAACCTTTTAATGAAGATGGTTTTCAAGCTGGCAATGGGGCTGGTAGTATTAGAGTAGATGATACTATTACAGGACTAAAAGTTTTTCGTGAAGCTTTATTTATATTTTGTGAAAATAGAATATTTAAACTTACTGGTAATACTTTAGCTGATTTTGCAATTGCTCCTGTTACAAGAAATATTGGATGTATTAACGGTGACACTATACAAGAATTTGGTGGTGACTTAGTATTTCTTGGACCTGATGGTTTACGCACAGTTGCTGCGACTGCAAAAATTGGTGACACTGAGCTTGGTACAATAAGTAAAGGTGTGCAGTCTATTTTTGATAAAAATATTATAGACGCTTCCCTGTTTGAAAGTGTTGTTATAGCAGACAAAACACAGTATAGAATATTTTTTACTAAAGATGGTCAAGCTGATGGTATTACACGTGGTATTATTTGTGTTCAAAAAGAAACTGGTTTTGAATTTTCTGAAATGCGTGGCATAAAACCTACAGCTACAGATACTCATGTAAGATCTGGCGATGTACTTGTACTGCATGGCGACTTTTCTGGCTTTATCCACAGGCAAGAAAAAGGTAATACCTTTGATGGTACACCCGTATTAGGTAGGTACAGAAGTCCTGATTTATCCTTTGGGGATACAGGTATACGAAAGCATATGCAAAGGGTTATTATTAACTATAAACCTGAGTCTGCTATTGATGCAGATTTACTAGTAAGATATGATAACGAAAATGCAGACTCTACTAGACCAGCTGCTTACTCTTTAGACTCTACTCTTGTAGCTGCACAGTTTGGTTCAGCCCTATTTAGTACTATAGGTGGATTAGTTAGATTTGTTTTTGGTGGTCCATCTCAACCTCTTATAAGACAACCAGTAGAAGGTTCTGGTTTTTCTGTTGTATTAAGAATAAACGATGGTGGTGAGTCTGCACCTTATTCACTTAAAGGTTTTCAGTTAGAATATACATTAGGAGCAAGACGTTAAATGGGCGCTACATACACAAGACAAACATCATTTACTGATGGAGATGTTATTACCGCAGGACTCTTTAATGATGAGTATGATCAACTTCTAGCTGCTTTTGCTTCTAGTACAGGTCACACTCACGATGGTACTACTGCAGAAGGTGGTCCTATTAGTAAATTACTAGCTGATTCTATTACCCTTGGTACTGGAGCAGGTGACATATCATTTAACTTTAATGCAGGTACAAATGATGGTGTGCTTACTTGGAGTGAAGACGAAGATTACTTTACATTCTCCGATGATATTCTTATGGCTACTGCCGAAAAGATACAGTTTCGTGACACTGCTATATTTATTAACTCTAGTGCCGATGGGCAGCTAGACATTGTAGCTGATACAGAAATACAAATTGCAGCTACTACCATTGACATGAATGGTATACTAGATGTATCTGGTAATTTACTTGTAGGTGGTAACCTTACAGTTGCAGGTGATGCTACAGTAACAGGTACTACTACATTTAATGGTGGTACAATTACTCTTGGTGATGCGGTTACAGATAACGTTGTCTTTGGTGCAGACGTAAACTCTAGCATTATTCCTAATGGTGTTGCTGGATCGTTTGACTTAGGTTCGTCAGGACAAGAGTGGCGTGACATATTCATAAATGGTACAGCACACATTGATACTCTTGATGTAGATGAGAATGCTACAGTAACAGGTACACTAGGTGTTACAGGCGTAGCTACGTTTACTGACGATATAATCATTGGTGATGGAAAGACGATTGGTTCTGCATCTGATGTAGATGCTATTACTATTGCTGCTAATGGTCAGTTAACATTGACGCAAACACTTATAGGTACAGCGTTAGACATTTCTGGTGATATAGACGTAGACGGTACAACTAACCTTGATGTAGTTGATATTGACGGTGCTGTGGATATGGCTACCACCCTTGTAGTAGCGGGTAACGTAGATTTCAATGGTGATCTTGATGTTGCTGGTACAGCTAACATTGTAGGTCAAACAACGGGTACTGGCGGTACTTTATCTGCTCCCACATATAGTTTTATAGGTGACACGGATACTGGAATAAGCCGCCCCACTACAGATGCTGTAAATATTGTTACTGGTGGTACTGAACGCCTCAGAGCAGATTCGGGGGGTGTAGATGTTATTGGCTCATTAGATGTATCTGTTAACGCTGTAATTGATGGCACTGCCCTAGTCACAGGAGTGTTGACTACAACAGCCGCAACAGTATTTAACGGTGGCTTTGCTTCTAACGCTGATTCTACAATGGGTACTAACAAAAAGTTAATCTTCCGTGACTCTGCAATTCACATTAGTTCTGTTAATGATGGCGATTTAATGATTGTCGCTGATGATGAAATAGACATAACATCTACCTTGATAGACATTAACGGCAATGTTGAAATTAGCGGCACTACAGCACAGGTAGGAGTATTAACTACTACAGCTACACAGGTAGCAACGGGTGGAATTACAAGTGGTTCAGATATTGTTTCAGACACAGACAGCACTGACGATCTTGGTACAACCAGTGTTCGTTGGGCTAACTTGTTTGTTGATGGTATTACTGCAACTGACCAAATAACCGCTACTGGATTTACTGGTACACTAGATGGTATACTTGGGTCTGGCGCTGCTGCTACTGCATCTGTAACAACTCTTGATACAAGCGGTGCTGTTAACTTAAATCTTGCTACTGACTCAACTAGTTCAACTTCAGGCGCTTTGATTATTGACGGCGGTGTTGGTATAGCTAAGAAACTGTTTGTTGGTACAGACGGCTCTGTAGGCAATAATCTTGGAATAGGGAATAACCTCACCTTAGACTCAGATGGCGCTATTGTAACATTTGGTGCTAATGCTGAGGTAACACTTACCCACGTTCATGACACAGGCTTGTTGCTTAATAGCACAATGGCTTTGCAGTTTAATGATGCATCACAATTTATTAAGGGTACTAGTGCAACAGTATTGTCTATTGGAGCTACTGCTGAGATTGATCTTACTGCTACTGCTATTGACATAAATGGTACTTTGGATGTCTCAGGCGCTGTGGATATAGCAACTACATTGCAGGTAGACGGAGTAGCTACCTTTACAGGTATTCCAATAGCTGAGACAGGTTTGTCTGTAAAGAATGGAAGCACTACTGCTGGATTTGTATCTTTCTTTGAGGATTCAAGCAATGGAACTAATTCAGTAAAACTAATAGGACCAGCATCTACTGCAGATGTAACCTTGACTTTACCTGCAGTTACAGGTACACTAATAACGTCAGCGTCTGCAATAGACGAAGCCACAGCCCTTGCCATTGCGCTTGGTTGATATAGGAGAAAACAATGGCTAATACATTTCTTTCAATTACACACGATGTGATGCCAGCTAGTGCTGGTACACCTGAAGCACTATATACTGTAGTTGCTAATACTAGAATTGTTATCTTAGGACTAACACTATCTAACGTACACACATCACAAGTTACTGCTTCTGTTACTTTAGTTAGTACAGTTACACAGTCTTCTCAAACACAGAATACTACAGCACACTTAATTAAAGACGCAGCAGTACCCGTGGGTTCCTCTCTGTCTATTCTTGATGGTAAAATTGTAGCTAACGCAGGCGATGTTATTAAAGTTGACTGTTCAGTTGCAGACAAAGTTTCGGTGATAATGAGCTATATGGAGATTGACAGCTAATGGCAGGATATATAGGCACACAGGCTGTAAGTGTAAATACAACATCAGCTACCATCTCAGATGATTTGTCAGTAGGTGATGACCTTACCGTTACTGATGATGCTACAGTTGGTGGTACTCTTGGTGTTGCAGGTTTAGTTTCTCCAGCGGCAGGTATAACTGTTGTTGGGTCTACGACAGTAGATGATATACTACTTACAGCAGTTGCACTTCCGGGGGCAGGAAATCCAAGTATTGCACTAAGAAACTCTGATAATGTTGTGTACCATCAGTCTGGGAGTGCAGATCAAATTGTCTTTTTAGATTCTGGGCAAAATTCAATGGCTGTCTTTCACGATGACGCAATATCATTTAGTATAGATAATTCTACTGCGTTAAGTATTGACGGAAATAGAGATGTAATTGTTGCTAATGGAGGTAATCTATACACAGCCACAGGAGGTTCAAACAACCTAAGACTTGGTGCAAACGCAGGGGATGCACTGAATGGCGGCAACCAAAACGTCTGTATAGGCGATGAGGCAGGCACTGCAATTACTGATGGCGGTAATAACGTAGCCATTGGTTATAGAGCCTTACAGGCAGAAGATAATAATGGAAACAACGTTGCTATTGGGACAGATGCTCTTAAAACTCTTGACGCAGGTGCATCTGGGTTCAACACTGCAGTTGGTATGGAAGCAGGAAAATTAATCGATCTGGGCATACATAACACCCTTATAGGCGGACGTGCTGGTGATAGTCTTGCACATTCTGATTTTAACGTAGCAGTAGGTGTTAACGCTTTAGGTTCAGATACCCAAGGTTTTGGTTCAGTTGCTATTGGTGTGAGTGCTTTACAAACAATGGACTTTACTTCTGCTACTGAAACTCGTTGTACAGCAGTTGGGTTTCAGGCAGGAAGATTAAATCAAACAGGTACAGACAATACGTTAATTGGCGCACAATGTGGTGATGCACTTACCACAGGATTTCAAAATACGGGTGTCGGACATGATGCTTTAGGCGCTTCAGATGATGGGCAAAATAATGTTGCAGTTGGTTTTTTAGCTTTAAATGGTAACTGTGGGGATAATAATACTGCTGTGGGTGAAAGTGCCCTAGCTGTTTCGACAGGGACAAATAACCAGTGTTTTGGTAATTCTGCGGGGGCAGCAATTACAGGTGGTAACTACAATACAATTGTTGGTAATCATACTGGAAACGGTGACAGCGTAGACATCCGTGGCGCAGACAACAACCTTATAATAGCTGATGGTCAGGGTAATGTTAGGATTTCATACAGAAGTGATGGTAATACTTTCCAAATACCTGATTTGTATAGCAATACAAGTTCGGGTTCTGCAAACATGGTTGCTCTTGCTAGTGGGACAATTGCTAGAGCAACCTCTTCGTTAAGGTATAAAAAAGATGTAGCTGACGCTACTCATGGCTTGTCTGAGGTACTTAATTTAAGACCTGTTACTTATAAAGGCAAAGGTGGAGAAGATGGTGATACTGTTTATGGTGGATTAATTGCAGAAGAAGTTCATGCCGCTGGATTAACGGAGTTTGTAGAATACGACACTCAAAACAGACCTGATGCTCTTCATTATAGCAACATGGTATCTCTCTGCATTAAGGCTATTCAAGAACAGCAAGCCACAATCACGGCATTAACTGACCGTATAGCAGTATTGGAAGGATAAGATATGGCAATTACATTTACATGGTCTGTAGCAGACATGCACAAAGTTACTGAAACAGGTGCAGTATATAAGGTTGAGTGGTCTTGCAGTGGCGTAGATTCTGACACTGAGGTACGCCACAGTCGTTCAGGGTCATACTTGCATACCAAAACTGTTAATGTTGCAGAGGTTACAAAAACCGCTGATGAAGTTACAGGTCGAGATAGTGATGGTAATGATGTTACGGAGTCCGTTACAAGAGTTGTAAGTGAAGCACACACAGAAATTGTACCTGTCACACCAGACCACACGGCATCAGGGTTCAAAGCCTATACAGATTTAACTGAAGCAGATGTGTTAGCTTGGTGCAAGGCTGGCGGTGTAGGCACTAAAGCTGAGAGCCTAATTACTAACGCAATTAACGGCAAGATAGCTGCTCAAGTTAACTCTACAGGTATGCCGTGGGCTGCTGAATAATTTAACCC